GTGAGTATTTTTATGACGCACCAGAGGACTTTGAGGTGACCGAAGAAGTCCAAGCGCAACTTGATGATTTTGCAGACCATGCAGCTACTTTGGGTATTACCCAAGAACAGTTTCAAGGTCTAATAGATTATCAACAAAATCGACTAGCCGGGTCTATGGAAGCTGTTGCTGCTGAATATTCAGCAAGAGCTAATTCATGGGCTGATGATACTCAAAACGATGCGGAGCTTGGCGGTGCGAAATTCCAAGAGAATGTAGCTATTGCCAAAACTGCGATGCAGCAGTTTATGTCTCCAAGCATGGGTCAGATGCTTGGTATGCCGTCAGAGGAAAATCCGATGGGCATGGGACTGGGTAATCATCCAGAGGTTGTTCGATTGTTTTATCGCATAGGTAAGGCGATGCAAGATAGCAGTTTAGTTGTAGGCGATGCAAAAGCCTCTGACGAAAATGCGCTAGCTCGTATGTACCCGACTATGTTTAATCAAAACAGCTAGTGGAAGGAGTAAACCGTTATGGCAACACTTAGCGTAACAAACCCGACCCTCGCTGACTTAGCGAAGGTCACCGACCCGGACGGCTCTATTGCTGACGTTGTCGAAATCCTAAATCAGACAAATGAGATTTTGGCTGATATGACTTGGCTTGAGGGTAACCTCACGACTGGTCATAGAACCACAATCAGGTCTGGTTTACCAACTCCTACATGGCGTAAATTGTACGGTGGTGTACAGCCTACTAAAAGTAAGGCAGTACAAGTCACTGACAACTGCGGTATGTTGGAAGACTATGCAGAGGTAGATAAGGCTCTTGTCGATATGGCAGGAGACCCAGCTAAATTCCGTCTGCAAGAAGACAAGCCTCATATTGAAGGCTTAAACCAACAGGTAGCAACTACCTTGTTCTACGGGGATGAAGCTGTGAACGCAGAGCGTTTCACTGGTTTTGCACCTCGTTTTAACTCTCTGTCAGCCGACAACGGTGAGAACATCATCGATGCAGGTGGTACAGGCAGTGACAATGGTAGTATCTGGCTTGTGTGTTGGTCCCCACAAACTTGCCATGGGATTATCCCTAAAGGCTCAACTGCTGGTATTCAGCAGCGTGACCTTGGTGAGGTTACCATCGAAAATATCGATGGGGCAAACGGGCGTATGCAAGCATACAGAACTCACTATCGCTGGGACGTGGGCATGAGTGTCCGTGACTGGCGTTACATTGTGAGGATTGCTAACATCGATAGGTCTAACCTGACTGCTGACCTTTCGGGCAGCTCTGCTGATTTGAACGACCTTATGCACCAAGCATACTCTCAGCTCCCAACTTTGGGCGTGGGACGTTGCGTGTGGTATATGGACCGTCAGATGCTGGGCTTTATCCGTAGGCAGACATCAAATGGTGTGAAAAATTCTACACTCACATTTGAGAATGTCGGGGGTACGTTCCAAACCTCATGGGGTGGTTATCCAATCCGTAGGGTGGACGCACTAAAGACCAACGAAGCACAAATCACTTAATGTCAAGGAAGGAGCAAATATCATGGCGATAATTGACGAAAGACTTGAATTTTGTGATGCAACTGCGCTCAGCACGTCTGGCACAGGGTTAGCTCTTGTTGGGGACGTTGTAGACAATACGTCTGCATCTTCAGACCTTGGCATGGGTGAGCCTTTGTATCTCATCATTCAAGTAACAACTGCGGTTACCAGTGGCGGTAGTGCTACTGTTAACTTTAAACTAGCGTCCGATGCACAAGCAGCAATTGCTGTCGATGGAACTGCAACAGTACACAATGTGACTGCTGACATTCCAAAGGCAACACTAACTGCTGGTCATAGGATTGTTATGCCTCTATCCAGCGGCACAACACAGTACGAGCGTTATATCGGGGTCATTCAAGATGTCGGTACAGCAGCTCTTACTGCTGGGGCTATCGATGCATTTATATCGAAAGACCCAATGGGCTGGAGAGCATATCCAGACGCTACTAACTAAACTGGTTGGGGGGCTTGTCCCCCCTTCCTCTAACTGGAGAAGGATATGAAAGTAAAATTTAGAGAAAACTTTTTCAGCCCGGACGGGTTATTGGAAAAAGGTGTAGTCCACACGTTGGACGATAGTTATTTGCAGCCGGGTAAACTACCTAGCGATGCAATTATTGTGGAAGGCGTATCGGAAGAAAAGCCCGAGCCAGACCCAGAGGTAGAGGCTCACGCTGTCCACAAAGGCAGAGGCAAGTATGACGTTTACAAAGCAGGTAAAGTTATTGGCGATAACCTGACTAAAGCTGAAGCCAAAGAAATGGTAGAGAAAGAAAATGGCTAAACGACCCGGGCTATATGCCAATATCGATGCTAAGCGTAAACGTATTGCTGCTGGCTCTGGAGAAAAAATGCGTAAGCCGGGAGACCCGGGTGCGCCAAAAGCTAAAAATTTTAAAGACGCTGCTAAGACAGCTAAAAAACCTAAAAAAGTAAAGGTTAGAAAGAAAAAGGACTAGTATGGCATCACAGGTACAAATAGCAAAGCTTGCTCTTCAGCACGTTGGTGACCGTTTTGACATATCGTCAATGACTGAGGTTACGCCGGAAGCAGAACAAGTTAATCTTGTTTTTAATGACACTAGGGATGCGCTACTTAGGCAGCACCCATGGAACTTTGCTAAGAAATTTTTGTCACCTGCCACGCTTACTGGAACGGTCCCGGGCGGCTGGACGTTTATGTATTTATATCCAACAGACGCAGTCAGGATTTTAGGTATTACAAATCCACTAGGACGTGGAATGACACCAATAGAATTTGAGGTAGCTAGGTATAGCACTAACAGGGTGGTGTTGACGGACCAAGAAGATGCAGAGCTTGTTTACACTGCTAGAATAACGACAACAGAAGATTTTGACCCAGAGTTTGTTATGGCGCTTAGCTATCAGTTAGCTGCTAAGCTTGCTATGCCACTTACTGGAGACAGAGGTATTGCTGGGGAATTAGAAAAGTTAGCCACTATTTATTGTAATAGTGCATGGGAGACTGATGCCAGCGAAGGTATTGAACCAGCTAAACCAGAAGCAGATTGGATTACTGCTAGGCTTGGTGTGCAAACGGTAGACAGTGTCTGATGGGTAGGTACTATGACAAAAGTAATTCAGTCTAGCTTAGCCGGGGGTGAAGTATCCGAAGCAATAGGAGCTAGAGTAGACATCAGCAAGTACAAAAGCTCACTGGCTAAATGTGAGAACTTTTTTGTACAGGTGCATGGTGGTGTTGCGACACGGTCAGGATTACAGTTTATAGGACAGGTAAAAGATAGCACTAAAACTGTACGTCTTATTCCTTTTGCTTTTAATACAGAGCAGACCTACATCCTAGAATTTGGCGATTATTATATGCGTGTCTTTAAAGATGGGGGACAGGTATTAGAAAGCGCATCAGTAAAAAACATATCTGCTATTACTAAGGCTAACCCAGCCGTCATAACTACATCTGCTACGCATGGGCTTACTACAGGTGACAGCGTATACTTGCAAAACATTGGCGGTATGACAGAGCTTAACAACAGGACGTTTCAAGTTACTGTTTTAACAACTACCACTTTTTCTATTAAAGAATTAGAACACAGTACAACAGCAACCATAAACAGCACAAACTTTACGACCTACACCTCTGGTGGCACAGTATCAAAAGTGTTTGAGCTAACTACACCATATCCACAAACAGAACTATACGAATTAAATTATGTGCAGTCAGCCGACACGATGACGGTTGTCCACCCTCTTTACCCACCAAAAGAAATATTTAGAACGGACCACGATGCATGGACGTTAGCAGATATTACTTTTGCTCCAGCGCAAGCTTTTCCTAGAAGCGTCACTGTTACAGCAAACACTACAGGGTCAGAGACCCACAAGTATGCCGTAACTGCTGTTAACGCCGATACGTCAGAAGAAAGCCTAACCGGGACAGCAGGTACGTTTAGTGTGCAGTTTGTTACACAAGCTAACCCGGCTATCTTAACAACTACAGCAGCTCATGGATTATCGACAGGCGATACTTTTCATTTAGAAAATATTACAGGTATGGTTGAGCTGAACGACAGACGTTTTAGAGCTGGCACAGTTACAAGCACTACTATCGAATTAGAAGACGTTAACTATAATTCAGTCGATAGCTCTGGCTACACAGGTTATGGCTCTGGTGGTTCTTTGCTCGTTGGCTTTATAAAAATTACCAACGGTAACAGCACGATTGATAATACAATAAACTGGACCTCTGTAGCTCAAGCACAAACGTATAATATTTACCGTGAGAAGAATGGTATTTACGGTTTTATAGGACGTACCGAAGACACTACATTTACAGATGAAAACATGGCTCCTGACTTAGACGATACACCGCCTAAGACTAGAGACCCGTTTGCTGCAACAAACGAATATCCGTCTGCTGTAGCTTATTTTCAGCAGCGTAGAGTATTTGCAAACAGCAACAAACATCCACAGCGTTTGTTTATGACGCAAACAGGTAACCAAAATAACTTTGCTACATCGTCACCAGCTAGAGACGATGACGCTATCATTGCAACAATTGCAAGCACGAAGGTTAACGAGATTAGACACTTGGTCCCTATGTCGGACTTAGTGGTATTAACATCAGGGGGCGAGTGGCTGGTAGAAGGTATTGACAATGTGATTACACCTTCTGGAATACAAATTACACCACAGTCATTTTTTGGCTCTACCACTTTACCGCCGCTGCTCTCTGGTGACGTTGCTCTCTTTATGCAGCCGGGACAAAACGTCAGAGACTTAGGTTATCGATACGAGGTGGATAGCTATAGTGGTAATGACGTATCCATCTTAGCTAGGCACTTGCTAGATTATAACCGTATAGATGACTGGACCTATGCACCAGCGCCTTACTCTATTGTGTGGTGTGTGCGTGATGACGGGATGATGCTGGGGTTGACGTATCTGCGAGAGCAGGAAGTTTTTGCTTGGCATAGGCACACGACAAAAGGAAAATTTAAGTCTGTAGCTTCTGTAAAAGAAAACGATATTGACGCTACATATTGTCTAGTGGAACGAGTTATTGATGGTAAGACGTTACGCTATATTGAGCGTATGAAAGAAAGAGATTTTAAAACTATACAAGATGGGTTTTTTGTAGACGCAGGGGCTAGCTTAGATAACCCTATTACGATTACTGGGTACACTCAAGCTAACCCTGTTGTAGTTACTACAGCATCAGCACATGGATTAACCAATGGTGACACTGTTGATATTTGGGATGTATACAAACACGACAGCACAACGACAGCGGGGTTTTCGTTATCAGATGAGGTTAGGGGAAACGGCTATACTGTTAATAATATTACTAGTACTACTTTTGAGCTTCAACTTAATGGTGCTAACGTAGACGGTACAAAGTTTGCAAAGTATCACAACGGCGGCACAGTTAGGGAAGCTGTAACCACGCTGTCAGGATTGTGGCATTTAGAAGGCGAAGAAATAACAGGCGTAGCTAACGGGTATGTTATACCGCCTACTACAGTGTCTAACGGCAGCATTACACTAACTACACCAGCTAGCCGGGTTCATGTCGGCATCAATTACATTTCAGAATTAGAGACCCTGCGATTAAATGTAGCAGGTCAAGAAGGGGCAAGCGCTATTCAAGGCGCAGCAAAAAAGATTGGTAGGCTCACTGTACGAGCTGAACGTAGTCTGGGGATGTTTACAGGACCAGACAGAGACCATCTAAAAGAAGCCAAGTTTGGTATGCCAGCGCTGTACGGACAGCCGCTAGAAATGCTGCAAGGCGATAAAGACTTAACACTATCACCGTCATGGAATAAAGACGGGCGAGTAATCATACAGCAACGAGACCCGTTGCCACTAACTGTTCTCTCAATTATTCCTGATGTAGTACCGGGAGGAAATTGATGATAACAATACAAGAAGAAAATTTTAAAGATTTTGTAGTAGAAGTAGGACCATTACTTTTGAAGCATTGGGAAGAGATTGCTTTAGATAAAAGCAAGATAGATTTACAACCTGATTGGGCTACATACGAGGTGTTGGCAGACGCAGATAAGATGCACGTTACTACAGCTCGTCATGGTTCTAAATTAGTGGGCTACGCTATATTTATCCTGACACAAGCGCTTCATTATAAGCAATTGTCAGTAGCTGATGGAGACGTATTTTGGCTTCACCCAGACCATAGAAAAGGTCTAACAGGATTTAAATTACTTAAACGGTCAGAAGAATTTTTAAAAGCACGGGGTGTGCAGAAAATCTTTAACAAGGTCAAGCTGCATAAAGACGTAGGCAAAATATTTGAGCGCTTAGGCTATACCCCTATTGAACGAGTATATGCGAAAGGGGTTAGCTAATGGCATTTACGGCAGCAGTAGCTACAGTAGCTAGCGCAGGGCTTAGCGCCTATTCATCTTATCAGCAACAAAAAGCTGCTAAGCAACAGGCGAACTATCAGGCTGCTATTGCTCGTAATAATGTAATTATTGCACAACATAATCAAATTAGAATTAAACAACAAGCAGACGAAGCAGAAGCTGACCAAAGGCGTAGGACTAGCCAGTTTAAAGGCGCTATTAGAGCAAGCGCCGCTGGTTCTGGTTTACTTGTAGATGACACACAAGACAGCACCGTGCAGGGCTTGTTAGCTGACGCAAATGCTGAAGGTGCATACGACATTTTAAAAATACGAGACACTAAAGAAAACGAAATTAGAAACGCAAAAATACAAGGCATGGAATATCAAGCAAAAGCAGATTTATTTTCTGCTAAAGCAAGCAGCTATAACCCGGGCATGGCTGCTGCTGGAACATTGTTAGGTGCATCTGGTGATATTTATAGCGCCGGACAAAATGCGAAGTGGTGGAAATAATGGCAAGAATACCAACACCAAGAAATCAAGGAGCTAAAGCTTATCAGAGCGTAAATATGTCTGACGGGCAAACTAACTTTATGAACGTGCCTCAAGTGGACGTTGATGCCGGGACACGACAGCAAAGAGACATCTGGGTGAAAGCATTAGATGGTGTTGCTGATGCAGCTACTAAATGGCAAACGGGTAACGACAAGCGTGAGCTGGTTACGCTGGAAGGTAAAATAACTAAGCTTCAGTCATATTTATTAGAAGACCCAGACTTTGGCGGTGTAAGCACATTAACAGGGGATGACGCATTAAAACGAATAAATGGTGGCTGGTCCCGGGAAATGGACGAGCAAAACCCTCAAGGTGCAATCGTAGCAACTAAGTACGCTATCGCACGGAAAGAGTTTGAGGATGCTGGTTTTACTTATGATGACAGCAAAAGCCTAACTGCAAATTATGAAGCAAATATAAAAGCACTTAGAGAACAACACACAAAGGATATGGGTGGTGTGGGTACGTCCTCTGCTGAGGAATATATTAATAAAACTACAAGCGCTTTTGTTAACAACGTAAACAAGGTTCAAGACGTAGCTTATAAAGCTAAAAACGAGTTACTGTTTACAGGCAAGATGACCGACTACCAAGAGGTAGGGTCTCTTCAATTTAACAATCCTACTGCGCTAGGCGCTACGCTAGATAATGTAAAATCATTAGTGCTAGATAAAGATATTGGTATAGCTTCTCAGAAAGGCGTTACTGACCCTGCAATAAAGGACCAGCTTGTACAAGAAAACCAAGCACTAGTTGTAGAAGGTGCTATTAAACAAGCCATGGCTGTTGGTGACACAGCTACTGCACAAAAACTTTTAGATGATTATAGAAGCTCTGCTAACCCTACAGGCAAGGCGGTGTTGCGAGGCGAAAAACTTACAACGCTAACAGAGCTGGTCAAAAAGAATGGCGATATTGCAGGTGGTCAAAACTTTGTTAATGAATTGCTGAATGAAACTGTACAAACCGCTGACGGCGGTGGTACTGACAAAAAATATATGACTAGTGTAGCTGGTGGTCAGATACAATTATATGACATTGCTGGTTTGTATGAAGAAGTTAGAAAAAAATACGCTGGTAAAAACCCAGAGATGCTTAAAGCAGCAAACTCATACATTGCTGGTCTAGCAAAAATAAACCAAGAACGAGTGGCTGTAGATGAGCGAGAGGCTATTAGAGAATTTAACAAGCTCATATCAGAAAACAAAACACCGCCGCCTGAGCTGTTAGCTAGACTACCAGCTAACTACAACGTGTCGGCACGGATATCATCTGCGTCTGGTAACGTAGAGACCACAACAGATATGTCTGTTCATCAGCAAAACGGTGGCGCTGCCACAACGCTGGTTACAGCTAATGGAAAAGCGTATGACCAAGTGCTGTTAGGTATGTTAGAAAGCGATAGCGGAGCTGCTTTTGTAATTGCCAATTTTTCTGGTTCAGACGAAAACGACCAAGCGCTGCGGTCTGTTCTTAGCGCCAAAGCTTACGAAAAAGTTTCCGCAAAGATTGCAGAGAAACAAGCTAAAATAGAAAAAGCAACTTTGGAAAAATCAGGCATTCAGTTTCCAAAAATAGAAAAAATTTTAAAAGATGAAATGAACATAACCAGCGATATTCTAAGAACTCAAATTCATAACAGCCCTATAATCAGGGCAGAGTTAGACGCTTTTTATGTAAGATATGCAAAGAAAAACGGTGTAGCCCCGGACAGCGCTACTATTAAAAAATTCTTAGCACCGTATGTTATTCGCACAATTACAAAACCAGCCCCTAAAGTACCCCTTATTGGGACAGAAATCGGTTCCAATGAACTTGGTTATATGTCTGATAAAAGTGACATGGAGTTGGCAACCACAATTGACACACAACTTGTAAACACCTCTAACGACAGAAGTAAAAACGTACTGGCTATGGTTTTAGGTACAACTAGAGCAGGGATAGAAGGCGCTATCGAAAAGGTAGAGAGCCAAAATAAACCCGTTAACTTAGCTAACTTAAATGTAGCTTTGCGTAGTGTCCCGGGAAGTCAAACAGATGCCAACATAAACCCTCTCGCTGTTATGAGTGAAAACACTTACAACCTAGCGGTAGGGTTTGGTAACACAGACAGTGGGCTGCTTACGCTTGTTGAGCAAAGCGGTATTAAAGCTTTATATCCCGGTGTAAACCCAGCTACTCAGGTCAAAGGTGCTTTGTACATAATAGAGCGTTTAACTGCTGGGGGTCAGCTACCAAGGATTACTGACGATGTATTAAACGGTATGCCTAGCGGAAACAAGCAAGGCTCTGTTGCTTACAAAGAATACATGAAAACAGTTAATGCTGCGCTTACAAACCCTAACAATAAAGCCTTAGTAGATACTTTGCTGGGTAATATAGTAACAGGAAATACGCTTTTTAGTAATCTTGATTATAGTTACCTTAGAGGTGAAAAATACAACACAGGGTACGCTGCTGAATTAAAATTGCCTACCACTGAGGATGAAGATTAATGGGAACAGTTTCTTCTATATTTCAAAACAAAGAAGAAGGTAGCTTGCTAGGCGATAAAAAAGACGCTGTGCAAATTGATAACTCTGCACTTACGGAAGCAGACGGCGTACTTAATGTACCTGACATGATTGGCACGGACACCAAAGCGGATGCTGTCACAAACACTAGCACCATAGGTAGTCCTGAGCTGGGTAGCAATGACCAGACATTTATAACAGCTAAGCCAGTTAACGAAAAAGTAGACACTGTTAGCAACAGTGTGAACGTGTTGACGGACAACGCTGACGTATTACCTAACCCGGAAATGGAAGCTTTATACACTAAAGCAGAAAAAGTATTGGGTGTACCTAGAGATGTCTTATTGACTGTTGACCCTAAAATTTTAAAAGCACAAATGGAACGGTACAATGTTGTAGAAGACCTTAACAATGCGCCTGTGCTGACAGACACACTAACTAACAAACCAGAGCTGCTAACTACGCAGAGCAGCAACATCAACACACTAGCTTCTTTGGAAAACCAGCTAGCTGCGATACCCGGGCTGAACACAGGCGAAAGCGTTATAAGTTATGGCGAAGGAACGCTTAACGCTTTGGATAGAGGCTTTGGAAGAATAGAAGGCGGTCTATACAGTATTGCTGCTGGACTGAAAGCTAGGCTGGCTGAAGAAGCTGAACTGAGTATTACAGAAACACTAGAAAAGAATTTTTACGAAGACAGCACATTAAAAGCCATGGCTAAAGCTATGGGCTTAGACCCAAACAACAAAGCCGATTTAGACAAAGCTCTAGAAGAAATGATGCGGCTGGAGCGATACGGAAATTATGGCGGTCCATACGGCACACCAAGTATTTTAGAAAGCGCTGGTATAAGCTCTTTAATAGACAGTTTGCCAAGAATAACATTGAACACATGGATAGGTGAGCTGATATTTGGAACAGAAGCAGACGCTGACCCTGAGTTACAAAAAACGCAGTTACTAGACAGCTCGTATAAGCTGTTTGAAAAAGCTGCAATCATTGCCCGGGAAGATAGAAAAAACGCACAGTTTTCAACACAAGCTCAAGAATTTCAGAAACTATTAAAGAACAACCCGGACGCTAGCTTAGTAGAAGCTACAAGCGATTTTTTAGACGCTGTTATAAAAGACCCGGTAGGAGCTAGCGCTTTTCTATCAGAGGTAGGTATAGAATTTGCGCCTGTTATCGGTACGTCAGCGCTAGCTACTATTGTAACTAAAAACCCATTGCTAGGAACTTCACTGGCTGCTGGTGGTACATTTATATCTGAAAGTAGCGTAGGCAGCGAGGTAGCTAACGCAGTACAGAAAAAATACGGTTTTGATTTAGTTACCGAAGAAGGTTTTCAACAGTTTATCAACAGCCCGGAAGCAATGGACTACGCTATCAGCGTAGGCAGAATTAGAGGCGCTACTATTAGTATGACCCAACTGGTTCAGTTTGGTCTTATATCTAAATTTTCTGGTAAAAGTATCGGGCTAAATACGGCAGCCCAAGTAGGCACAAGCTTAACTGCTGAAGGTACTGGCGAAGCGTTAGCGCAAAAGTTTTCCACAGGAAAAGTAGATTGGAACGAAGTGGTTCTAGAGGTAGCAGGTGGCGCTATTACTACGCCGCTGGATATTGCTACTGCTACCGGGACATGGAACGGACGCAGAAAACAAAAACAAGCAATACAAGGCTGGTTAAAGACTGGCGAAATTATTGAAAAACAAAAATCAAAACTAAGCACAGAAGGTCAGAGCCTGATTGATAGCTCTACAGTAATTGCTGAAGACCTAAAAGAGAAAGGCGTAGAAAAAGTATATATAGAAGCCAGCGACCTTAAACAATTTGACCAAGACAGACCAGACGCTGACAGCGTAATTAAATCGCTGGGCTTAGACCAGAACGAGGTAAACGAAGCTGCTACCGCTGGACAGAAGATTGAGGTAAACACAGACGCTTATGTGCGGCACATACTTGGTGTTGACGGGTTTATGGAGCTGCATAATAAATCATCATCTACCTCGCCTGATGGTATTACCGGGGCTGAGTTAGAAGAGATGTCTGAAAACGAGCAGCAAGACCTACAGGATATGATTGACGCTGTAGACAACGGTGACCAGCTTGCGTCTATGAATGAAACAGAGGTAGCCGCCTCTGTACAAGAAACAGAACAGATAGCACAAAACGTAAAAGAACAAATTATCCGCACAGGTAATTTTGATACTAAGCAAGCTGAGCTGCTGGCGTTGTTAACAGCAAAACGATATGCAGTCAGAGCAGCCAGAGCTTCTGAAGAGACTGGCAGTTATGTCAGCCCTCTTAGTATGTTTAATGAAGATAATTTAATTATAGCTGGCAACCAAACTCCTACAGAGGTGCAAAGAACATCTAATGCTGCACCTGTATATACGTCAGAGGACTTAGGGACCGTAGCAGAGCTAAGAGAGCTAGAAGCTAACCAGCAGGGTACAACAGCACCCACAGAGGCTACAGAGACGGGTTTAGAAGCTGCGTCTAGTCAGACAATTGATGTAACAGTCTCTGACCCTACTGCTAACGCCGTAGGTGTGGCTACCAAATCAATTCCTAGAATTATGTATTACAATCCTATCCAGACTACTGACACAGCGCCTGACACTATTACAGCGCCTAATGATGAGACTGGGGTAAACGAGGGTTATCACAATTCTATTAATCTGACGTATAAGCCACGGCACGAAAACTCAGTGCCTGTAGATATGTCTACGCTAAATATAACAGCAGGTGTAAATGGCAATCTAAAAAACACTGCTAAAGATACCGGGGTTATTTTAGTAGATACACCTATCGAACTGAAAAACAGATTTGAAGATGATGGCAGCGTAGCGCTGCGTACTAAAAGACGCAGACAAATCCAGCAGGACATGAGCAAGAACGGCATCCTGTTTGAGAACTGGACCGACCAAGAAATTATCACGCAGCTTAATAATGCAGCCCAAGACGAAGCAGAACAAAAATTCCAAGTAGACCAGAATAATCCTGAGATTGGAAGCAAGGGAACCCCGGCGGTCTTTCCTCCCGACCAAACTCTTTCTGCAAAAGGTAAAAAGAATTTAGCCCGTTTCAGAAAAGAAGTGCCGGGGTTCGCCACTATTGCAAAATTTTTGCAGCCAGATGAAATTGAATTATTAACAATACAATCAGCAAAAAAGCTGGTTACTCTTTACAAGCAGCTACCTAGCATACAAGAGACTGCTGCTAGCGCTAGAGCTGGTAGAGCAAAACTAGGTTGGTATAGACGAAGCAAAGCAGCTTTGGATGTTGTCTTTAAAGAAGACGCACCAAGATTTACTGCGCTGCTAGCTGCGCTGTCACCACAAACTAGCGTAGAAAGTAATTTACAAAATGCGCTGCAAGTGTGGACTGCATGGGTAGCGGCTGGCAGACCAACAGACATACCGTCTATTAAAAAAATAATGGGTGCAAACGTCCAAGGTGACAAAGGTGATGCTAGCGTACTAAAGGCGTGGGTAAACAACAGCCTTATAGCGCTGACTACGCCAGACGATGCGATTACGTTATCTGGTCCTAAAGTAAATTCATTTTACCTAAACCTTGTCGGGTTTGATAATGAGGTTACTAACGATGCATGGATGGCAAACTGGGCTTTTGTAGACCAGCAAATATTTAGCCAAGCAGGTACAGTGCGTCCCGGGAAAAGCCCCGGTTACATGGCTATGAGCGTGTTGACACGCAGAGCTGCTATTGAAGCCAACATGGACCCTATGGAAGTACAAGAGACTATCTGGTCTATGGCAAAAGCTTTGTATGAAAAAGCTAGCGCTAAAGGCGAGACTAGAACAGAGCTACAGATATTAGAAGACGGTGACCTAACACATGAAATGATAGGTGACGTTCCTGATTTTAGCACGTTGCTAAATACAGGGATTTATCAACGGGTACTAAAAGAAGGTGGGTATCAATCACAACTACAAGAACTGAGCCAGCCTAGACAAGAGTTTACAGGTAGGTCTACTGAAAAAGGTGACGTGCTTAACGGCATGAGTAAGACTGACGTAGACCATCTAAAGCGTACCGCTAAAAGATTAATAGCGCTGCGTAAGCAAAGAAAATGGGAAGCAGAAACAGGTAAAATACGAATAGGATTATCAGCAGCTACCGGGACAATACCGGGTTTAGATAATTTACACAAAGCGGCAGTCAACGGAGACCGGGACGCTTTTGTTGCGCTACAAGAAATAGCGTACAACGCCTTAGTCTATCATACGCAAAATATAATGACAGGCACGGGTAAAAAGAAGAAGCCAGCCCTCACCATAAACAAAGTACCTAGCTATGGATTTTATGGTGGGGAAGCTGAGCCGTCTCTTGCCTTAGAAATAGAAATGCGAAATGAAGACCGGGCAAGAGCTTTAGCTGCCTTGGTTAGGTTTGCAGAAATGTTTAACCAAGAGCAGTTTCACGTTAGAGAAAAACCCTCTAAAAATAAAAAAAGAGTAGGTTATCAATATACTGATGGAAGTTTTAATACATCTGTGGTAACTTTCAAAATGAAAGAGCAGCTCAGTGAACAAGAGCTGACAAAAATAATAGACGAAAGTGGTCTAGTCGGCTTCACCGTAGGTGAGGACGGCAGTCTGCTTGCGTATTACTTAGGAGACCCAAATGACGCAAAAGCAATCGAAGAATTTGACACCGCAATCGGAAGAGCCGCAGAGCTTATTGGAAGCAATGCACAACAGGTTACCAGAACGGTTGAGCGCCTATGGGCTTACGGTAGTGGATACGGAGCCACAAATAGCTACCGGGAAGTCAAAGGTGAATTTCGTTCCCCGAAAACAGACGAAGCAAACAAATCAGCAATAAGGTTAGCGTCACGGTTAGCTAAGCGAACCGTGACACCTACTGAGCAAGCTGGTGAGCTGACGCAAGACCAGATAGATACTCAAACAGAAATTATGGAAGCCTACAACGAGCTAGGCTTAAATAATTTAGACAACCCGGATGTCAGACGGGCATACGAAGAATTAAGCGTAGAGCTGCTAGAGCAGTTTGACACGCTACCCATCAAAGTAGAAATTTTTACAGGTAAAGGCGAACCGTACTCAGGCAAGAAAATGTCTGAGCAAATGCGTAATGATGTAAACGCAAACAATCACCTGTTTATATTCCAGACAATACCTGACCAGTTTGGTCCACCGGGCGTAGTGTACGAAGACCACCCGTTATTGCGTGACAGTGGGCGTGTTGATATGAACGGTGTGCCGTTGCTGTATAACGACCTGCTACGAGCTGTACACGACTACTTTGCTCATACAATGAGTACGGTAGGTTTCGGACCATTAGGGGAAGAAGCTGCGTGGCGTAACCATATGCTGATGACTAAAAGTCCGTGGGCTAGGTGGGCATTAACATCTGAAACCAGAGGACAGAATAGCTGGGTAAATTTTAACCCGGAAGCTCAGGGCAAGCCATTAGCTGAACGACCTTTTGCTGACCAGAAAGTAGACCTGCTGCCGCTACAGTATGTAACGACAGGTGAGCCAGCCGTAGACACTACGCTAAGCCAGTTGCCGGGGTCTGAGGGACTGACACTAGAACAGACTAGAGAAACAAACACTGGTGGTACGTTTACACCAAAAGACCAAATTATAGACCAGAACGGTAAGCCAGTAACACTAATTCAAATTTTTGAAAGTGCAGACCGTAGTACATTTCTACATGAGGCTGGACACTTTTGGTTGGAGCAGCTCAAAGAAGATGCGTCAGAGTTTGGCGGTAGATTAGACAAAGACTGGACCACAGTGAAACGGTGGTGGGCTAGCCGCACAAACGAAATTAGAGAAGAGGCAGTAAAACGAGCCAACAAAGATAAGAACAAAGAAGCTGCTGCAAAAATACAGAGTATGTCAGAGAACCAGCTCAAGCGCTTTATAATGAGCAATGACCTGCGAGGTGACAGCACAACTAGGTATGTAGCAATTGCTATGCATGAGCAGTTTGCTAGAGGTTTTGAAAATTATTTACAGAAAGGCGAAGCACCGTCATTTACACTGCTAGATGCTTTTACAAGATTTGCAGCATGGATGACCAGCGTCTACAGAGCTATCAAAAGAATGGGTGGCTATAACGGACTGGACGTAGAATACAGTCTAGAGGTCAAAGCAGTTATGGACCGTATGCTGGCTACTGATAATGAGATAGCCACCATGCAAGACCAATACAAACTATCAGCTATGTTTGCTACAGCTCAAGAAGCTGGTATGACCCAGAAAGAATACAACGAATATCGACAGAAAGTAGACCGAGCAAAAGCACAAGCAAAAGCGAAACACGTTTCTAAGAAACTAAAAGATATTGAGCAGGGTCAGTTAGAAGAGCGTGACGCTAAGGCAGAAGAGCTGAGACCCGGTGTTGAAACAGAGCTAAACCAAAAGCCTATATACAAACTAATGTACGGTCTAACTAAAGGCACAGATGCATTAGGACAAAAAGTAGAGTTAGACGTAGGCAAGATTAATAAAAAACTGCTGGTAGAACTAATTGGCGAAGACGGACTGGCTAAGCTACCTAAGATAGGTACGTCTGTTATTTACGGTACAGGCAAGGACACTGTATCGCCGGGAGCTGTTGCTAACTATTTTGGTTTCCAGACTTTTGAAGAGATGATGAACTCTTTAAACACGTTTGTTCCGTTTGAGCAGGGGGTAAATCAACAGCTATCCGCTGCGCTGTTGGATGACGGTCCTGTAGTAGAAGAAGGGGCAACGTCTGAGGCTATTGCTAGCGTACACGAAACAGATTTACGGTCTGAGGTGCTGCAAGCAGAGCTAGACGCATTACGCACCTCTGAGCCAGCTTTTAAAATTAAGTTTATTAAGGCTATGGCAAAGCAGCGCCTATTAGCAAAAACAGTGCGTGACATTAATCCTAGTAAGTTTCTAGCAGCAGAAAAGAAACACGCTAGGGAAGCCGGGAAAGCATTACGCAAAGGCGATAAGATAGCAGCTTATAAACATAAGTTTCAGCAGCTAGTAAATTATGAAATGGCAAAAGAAGCCATTCGATTACAAAAGCAAATTGCTAAACAAAGAACTACGTTAGTTAAATACAAAGGTGATAGGAAAAAATTTCCTAACGTAGACGCTGACTATATGGACAGGGTCCGAAGCATACTAGACTTGTATAGTCTAGGACCAAAAATGTCTGAAAAGCGTAGAGCTAAATTAGAGCTGCAAGCGCTAGCTAAGTGGATGGCAGCGGCTGAAGAGAATGACGGGGCTATTTTTGAGTACCCAGCCGTCTTAGCAGAAGCTGACCGAGTAAAGAATTTTAACGATTTGTCAGTCGCTGATTTTGAGGATTTATATAATTCAGTAGAGACAATTGTAAAACAAGGACGGCTAAAGAAAAAACTGCTAATCGGTCAGGAACGCCGGGACAGAGCTACTGTTATTGCACAGCTAGTATCTAAGCTACAGTCTCGCCCAACAGCTAAAGCTACAAAGGCTAGAAAGAAAAACATTACTACAACAGACCAGAGCTTGCTGGATAAGGGTGCGATACGTTTATCATACTTAGATGCAGCGCTGCTTAAAGTAGAGCTGTTGCTAGAAATGATGGATAACAACGAGCCTAACGGTATCTGGCATCAAACTATATACCAGCCGTTTGCTGACGCATCAGCAGCGGAACAAGATATGCTGGGTAAGATAAGCGCAAGGATTAACGCTAAGCTTAACGCCTTGCCTAAAGACGTAAGAAAGAAGCTGGGCAAGCGTGTTGACGTAGGAGAGCTGGCGCTACCGGGAGAGACTTGGGACCGTGGTTCTTTACTGATGCTGGCTTTAAACACAGGTAACGAAAGTAACCTGCAAAAGTTAATTAACGGTGAGCGAGAATACGGGCGTAATATTAATGAGGAATTAATTGATAAAGCTTTATCGGCGCTGACTAAAGAAGAGTGGGAACTTATTCAAGACATCTGGAATATATCTGAAGAGATATACCCAGCGGTTGACCAGATTTATAGAAATGAAAACGGTAGGTCACCAGCAAAGATTGAACCTAGAAAAATAACTAACCAGCATGGCACATGGACTGGTGGTTATTTTCCTATGCTGTATGACGGCAGTCGCAGCAAAAAAGGTGAAGACATTGACAACATGGATGCGCTGCAAGCGTTTCAGTCTTCTACTGTAAAAGCATCTTTAAACAGCTCTATGACTAAAGAGCGTAGCGAAGCTTTTGCTGCCCCTATCGATTTTAGAATAGAACGGCTGATGAATGTGTTTGACCGCCCGGTGCATTTTATTACGCACTATGAAGCTGTCAGAAACGCCAAGAAGATTTTAAACTCGCAAGAGATAGTAGATGTAGTTACAGAAAAAGTAGGGGCGGCATATCTACGAGAGCTGCAAAACTGGGTAGGTGCTATCGCAGCTAACAATGAAAACCAGCCGCCTACTAACGCATGGGAAACATTAGCGCTAGGTGTGCGTAACAACGTCACAGTAGCCGTGCTAGGTTTATCTTACAGCACCATGGCAGCTCAGTTGCTTGGTTATACCGCTACAATAGACAGACTGATGGCAGACACGACTTACGGTCCTATTAGCGCTGCTGTAGTTACCAAAGATGTTTTGCTAGGTGTAAAACAAGCTATTGACCCAAAAACTAGAAAAATGGTTTTTGACCTTTCTGGTGAAATGCGTAACAGATTGGAAAGTACTGACCGTGAAGTTAGAACAGCATTAAGAACATTTAAAGGAAAGCAAGGTATCCAAGCCCGGGTATCTGAAATGGCTATGTTAGCAATTGCTGGCATACAGATGTACGGTGTTGATATACCGACATGGATAGCAGCTTATAACCGGGCGCTACGAGCTGAGCCTAATAACGTAGACGGTGCAGTTAAATATGCAGACAGAGTGGTCCGTATATCGCAGACAGCAGGTGGCTTGAAAGACCTCAATGAGGTACAGCGTAGAGCTGGCATTATGAAAATATTCACGATGTTCTACAGCTTCTTTGCTTTGTTATACGGTCTAACCAGACAAATCACTGGCGAGGTTCGACTTAAAAAGCCGTTAACTGTAGCTAAAGCAGCAGCAAGAATATTTGTTTTGATAACTATTGCTGAAGCAGCTCAAGCAGTGCTAACCGATAAAGTGCCTGACTTTGACGAAGAAGATGAGGACGGCAACAAAAAGAACACCGTAGGAAACTGGCTGATAACAAGAACAGTAAACACACTAGGCGGCACAGTGCCTTTTGTTAGGGATATCGTAGGTGGGTTTGTTAGCGACTACGGGTATTCTATGTCACCTGTGGAAAGTTTTGGGGAAAACTTAATTCGGGCTGCTGACTACCTGACCGACAAATATGAATACATTACTGACCCAGAAGCTGACCCAGAAGATGACCCAGAATTGCAACGAATTAAACCGCTAATTACTACGCTAGGAACTATTTTAGGATTGCCCGGAGCTATCCAGATTAACCGTACCCTAAGCGCTTGGATTGCGGAAAATGACGAAGATTTGGACGAAGATTTGAAGCCAAGCTGGTTTGATTTCATTACTGGGTACAATAAGGATAAAGCAAAGAAAAGAGTAGAGTGATGGACAAGTTTAAATTTTTAATGTAATGTGTGACTAGTCGGAGAGTAAAAATATGACGATAAGTACAACCAACGCAAGGACAGGACCGTATAACTCTGGACCAGCTAGTTTTGATTATACGTTTCAGATACAAGACGCTGACCACCTAGTAGTGACACTTACTAGTGCGGCTGGCGTGGATACTACTGTACCGTCTTCTGATTATTCTGTATCTGGTGTGGGTAATTCCACAGGCGGCACGGTGACGTTTACATCTGCACCTGCGGCAGGACAATTTATTACACTTACAAGAAACGTACCTAGAACACAGCTTGTTGACTTAGCAAACTTAGGCGGCGTACAGCCAGAGGTTTTAGAAGGTGCGTTAGATAAATTAACACAGATTGTACAAGACAACTCTGGTACATCCGACCAAGCTCTAAAGGTTCCGCTGTCTGATGACGCTACGTTATCTACAACTATTCCAACAGCAGCAGCTAGAGCAGATAAATTATTAGGCTTTACCTCGACAGGTGAACCAGAAGCAACTACAGGCAGGGTGTTGACCGCCAACGCATCTGCAAGCAGTTTATCAGCCGGGGCTAGCCCTACAGCTTCTGTTGTATTTACACCAGCGTCAGGAGATTTGACTTTTACATTAGGCATACCTGATGGTCAGACAGGAGCGACTGGACCAGCCGGGTCTAACGGAATTTTTTCTGCCATTGCATCTCAAACAGAGGCAACGACAGGAACAGACAACACAAAAGGAATGACACCCCTACGGGTGCAGCAAGCAATATCAGCAAATGCCGGGACTGTTAATAATGCTTGTTTCTACGGCTTTCGCACTAATGGCGCTAGCCTTTTGGTAGATGTTACTACCGCTGGTGGTTCTGAAGCATTCACTCAGAGCGACTATGACGATGTACAATACGCATCGTTAGGTATGACATTTTCTATTAACGCATCTGGCAATTTAATTGTGACTACACCGTAGGGATAGTTATGGAAGGAGTATACTCATATGGCAACGATTGACGTAGGCAAAATTCGCTTTAATTGGACTGGGGCGTTTGCTACTGGAACGACATACAGTCTTAATGATGTGGTGAGCTACTCAGGTTCTAGCTGGGTATATGTAAACACAACGGCAAAAACAGGGACTGCTGCTGGCGCACCTTCATCATCAAACTCAACACACTGGGACTTAATGGCTGATGGGGCATCCCCATTAACTACAGCCGGGGACGTAATGACCCACGATGGTTCTAGCAGCATCAGGCTAGCTGCCGGGACGGTGGGACAAGGTCTAAAGGTTGTATCGTCAGGCACGTTAGGTTTCGGTAATGTGACTGGGTTTAATTCACACCAGATTTTAGGCAGTAACGTACCTGCCTATGCTAATACAACTAATTCAACACTAGGCGGCACAGATGGTAAATATCCGTGGCTTGCTCAATACAATGGTAAGTCTGGAGCTAGTGCAGACTGGATACCATACGATGGAATGCCAAACGGTGCGTGCGGTCCTGTTAAACGTGACAGAAACGACCACGCCACTAACTACACTTGTGTGAAGTGGATTAACACTAACTATGAGCCAATGATTGCTGGTTACACATATCAAGGTATGGGACCAAAAACCGCTGGGTCATACGATGAACAACCACACAGCATGATACAGCTCAGCGCAGAATTTGGTGGTATGAAGGCAGACGAAAAGTTTGTCCGTCTGTGGTACAACCAACATTCTTTAGTGATGCTGACTAACAAAGGAAACGTCTGGGTTATGGGCGAAAACGGTTCTGGTCAGCTAGGACTAGGTGATACAGTTGACAGATATCAACTTGTAAGAAACCCATACCTTGGTCCTGACGCTACTAACAACAGTATTACTTGTGAGGTATCCGCTATCGCAACTAACGATGCTAGGGGTTATCAAGGCATGGGTAATACAGGCTACATGGCAATCACGCACGATGGACGTGTATTCTCATGGGGCTGGAATGGCAACGGTAGAGGTGGACACGGAGACACCACTAACAGAACTGTGCCGACACTAGTATCAGGTCTAACTAATATTGTTCAGTTATCGCTAGGGTATAACGATAGCTATGCTGTAGACAGCTTAGGTAGAGCGTATCACACTGGTGCTAATACTAGTAGCATATCTTCACTGGGCAGCGCACGAACATCATTTGCACAAATGACCAGTATCGATAACGTGGCTCAGATAATGAATATGTGTACCTATTATTACAATGGCGGTATTCTAGCGTCAGCGTATGTTATCCAGACTGATGGAGATATGTACGGTATTGGCGAGAATGGGTCAGGACAGCTTGGTCAGGGTAACACGACCGACCTGAGTGCATGGACCCAAATTGGTGGCTCGACTAACTTTGCTGCTGTTCATGCGGCTGGTAATGCATCCACATTGTCTATCTGTGCTTTGGTAGGTAATGCATCAGGGCAAGACGGACCGGGAGACGGATACACATATTGTGTTGCTGCAAACACTGGTCTGCCTTTGAGGACTATAGGTCACAACAGCCAAGGTGCATTGATACAGGGTACTACGTCAGCTAACTCTGCGGTCAATCAGCCAGTCACTACAACTCTTGGTACTAACTACATGAAGACAGTGACGGCATCAGCAGATGGCTCACTGACTACAGCCAATGTTACTTTCCCAAGAGATACCATGAAACGAGTATTTCCTATGCGTACTAACGGGTACAACGCCCCGGGCTGGTATGGGTTAGATAACCAAAACCGTCTTTGGATTTGGGGATACATGGCTGCTTCAGCCTCTTACTACTACCAAAACAACACGTCAGCGATTAACTTTAGTAGCGCTTTCATGTACCCGGGACCGTGGACGCATACACTAACCGGGCAACAAGGATGGTGGGCTGGCGAGAATGATATTGCTATCGAAGACCTTTATTCGGTAGGTCATTACTACAGTGGCTACTGGACCCATTTCGCAAGGATGTCAGACAATAGTATTTGGATGATTGGTAACAACTATTATTACCAGCATGGTAGTCGTGAAAACACAAACTACCAACACTGGCATCAGATGAACCCATAGGAGAAAATGAATAATGGCATACACACCACACTTAGATAGAAAGCTGTATGAATGCAGCTTAACTCAAGACGAGATTGTCCACCCCGTCAAACTACCGTCACAAGGTGGACCGGGAGAAAACGAAGACTATGTAAATCCTGTTACATGGCATTACATAGACAACGGCAAGGTATACGCAACAATGTGGGGCGATTACCTTACCGCTTACAATGCATCAAATTCAAATAAGTTTACAAAGACCGACAGTGACGGGGTTGCTGAGGTCAAAGCTTTGTACACAGATATTATTAGGGCAAAACAAAATAAGCTGGTCACAGACAAGTACAATGAAATGGAATTGGCTAATCCTACAGATGCGATTAAGTCAGACATAACTGCTATACAAGCAGAGGTGCAAGCTGAATATGACGAGCTATGGGATATAAGTTAAATGGATATGGATGCTGGCATCATATGGTCTGCAATCCTAACCGTAGTCTTAGGTCCGATGGTTTGGGTCTTTCGTAGCGTGACTAGTGAGCTGAAAGAGACCAAAGACCTCTTGCGGCAAACTAGAGAACAATATGTCAGCAAGAAAGATTTACAATCTGACTTGGCGGCTATTGATAAGAAGTTAGATAAACTGGAAGGATTACTAATAAAGGTAATTGGAAACTTAAAGTTGGAATGAGGGACGATGCTGGAAATTATTGCTGCGGCGAACAGCGCATACGCCATTATCCGCACCGCCATTGCCAACGGGAAGGAGCTTAGTAGTTGTGGTAAAGCGATTGCTCAATTTACTCATGCACAAGATGACTTGCGTAATAAAGCTCATAAAGACAAAAATTCTTTCTGGGCTAAAGTGGCTGGAAAAGAAGATAGCGACCTTGAAAGCTTCATGGCTCTTGAAAAAATCAAAGAGCAAGAACAGCAGCTCAAGGAAGCGATGATATATTATGGCAGACCCGGACTGCACGGTGACTACGTTAGATTTTGTGTTGAAGCACGAAAGTCCCGGGAGAAAGCTAAGAAAGAACAAGAACAGGCATGGGAAAAATTACAAGAAAATATATTGCTGGGAATATTATGG